AATGTATAATTTGCTGGTGTATCGGGTCCGTCACCTTTATCGACAGTTAAACTGTCTTGTAGGTTTTCGTCTCTAAACCAATCATTCCAAATTAGATTGTATGCTCTGCCTGCTAAATTATTGAATGTTAAGGCTTTGTCTGTTGGTACTCCTAGATAGTCGTATAGTGTACTATTTAAGACTGTTGTTGATATTGTTGGTACGAGATAGTCAGTGCTATCTCCGGGGTTTGTTTGTTCTCCACAAAATTTTTCCCAGTTATCCCATATAATTCTATAGGGAACTGCGAAGAAAAATGTTTCTATATATAGATTGTCCATAAATGGGACAATGGGAGTTGCTAAACGGCCAAAGCCGTTAGCGTCACATTGAAATGTGTCTCCGGGGAGTGCTTCGTCGTAGAATATCGGAACTAAGTATCCGGCATCAAAGGTAGTTTTTAGTCCATGATCTCTATTAAATACAGATCTTTGTATTTCGACTTTAGGTACTCTGCTAAAGTCTTTTGATAGGGTTGTTGGTAAACTACCTGATGGTATATTCATGATTACTCCTTAATTGCTTCTTTGATTGTTTGTATTTCCATTATTGTTTCTGGTGGTGTATCTCCAGATGGTATTCCAGTTAGTTCGTCGTATGAACCGACTTTTACTAACGTGTAGTCCTCGGGATATTTTGCAAATGGTGAGTTTGAGTTGCTTAATAAGTCTGTAACAACTCGTATTGCAGTGCCATCGGTAAGTTCTACGAATGGGGGTGCATAGATTTCTGATTTTTTGTCGTATATTGTGTATAAGTTTTTGTCCATTTTGTCCTCGGTTTTGTTGTTTGTTAAACGTCATGTATGAACGTTATATTATTCTAAGTTTCTAATCAAGCGTTTTAAAGCTTGTATTTTAACTTCTTCTTGTACCCATAATCGGTCTATTTCTTCGTTATATCCGTGTAGTGGGTCTTTTGCTTTTTCTTGCCTTCTTTTTTTTACGGCATTGTATTCTTCAGATGGTATTATGTTGCCATCTTCGTCTTTGTTTTTTCCTTTTAGTAAGGTGTCGTAATATCTTGGTGGATTTACTTTTTTATTATTGATTACTACGTAATCGTGGGGGTAAATATCTTTCTGATATTTTTGATACCAGGTGTATGCTATTCCTGGGTATCTACTCATAGTGTTGTATTCGTGTTGTTGTTCTGACACTTCTCCGGTTTCTGTATTGATTTTTGTTTTTGAATCTGTGCCTTTTTGTTTTTTCATTATGTAGCGTGCTACATATGAAGCTGATTGGAATTCTACGTTGCCTATTGTGCAGAATCCATATGGCCAGAGTTTCTCTAGTTTTTTACTTGTGTATAGTTTTACTTTTGTTTTTTTGTTTTCTTCATGCAGTATTAAGTCATCAAATTTGTGACCAAATATGATTGCATGATAGTGTGGTCTTCCTTTTTTTTCTCCGTATTCTCCGCAGTGGAAGTACCTTATTTTTTTAGGGGTGATCTGTTTTCTCAAGCGTTTCATGAAACGTTGGAATTCAGTCACGTCTAAAGAGCTAGGAATAGCTCTTTTATTTAATGATTCTGGATTGAATGTTAATGTTATAAACATATTATCTTCGTGCATTTGTGCTTCGTGCATTATTCTTATAGCCCAGTTACGGGCATAGTTTAATCTACATCCTACACATTGTGAGCATGGTAAATTAAAGCCCCTTGCAAATGGGAAGGGGCTATTAAAGGTTATTTTGCCTTCATGTTTGTAGGCTAGTAGCGGGTGGTAACAGGTCATTTAGATCCTGTAGCCTCCTCGCATAGGTTTGATATTATTTTTTGGGTTTACTCGCATTGCAGTTTTAGCGAATACTTTTTTTGATCGTTTCTTTTGCATTTTTTTTCTATACATTTTTTGTTTCCTTCGTTGTTGGTGTCAGTACACACAGTTATATCAAGTAGAACTGTGTGTGCTATTCCGAAACATCTTGAGCTACTGGCGGCTCCGATGCTTTCGGAATAGCGGTTTCCGGAGATGAGGACACATCTTCGGATTTTTTAACGAATCCCATAGTAATCATTTCTTCTTCGTTTTCTGGATTATTTACGAAGTTTAGAAATTCTCCGGGATTGTTATTGAATTTTTTACGAATATCAGAAGGTATCTTCATGAATTCGGTATTGGCGTCTTGAACTAAGTCTAGTGCTTCTCGGTAGTCTGCTATTTCCGAGAAATCTCCGTAGCGAGCTTGGCCTCGCTGTACGTGTTCAATTATGCCATTGCGATCATGTCGCTTTATTATGTTGAGTATATCGCATTCCTCTTGGAAATGCTGTTGGGTTAGGCTTTCGCCAGTTGTATTGAAGAAACATGGTTTATGTTCTTCGTATGGATTTTTAAATGGTGATTTTTTTGTCATTTAATTAGTTGTCCTATTTTTGAATTGTTTGTAAGTTTCCTTTTTATTTATTTTAATTCGAAGTGGTTTGTATACCTTTTGATTGTTTTTATCGTACGTATAGTTTTTGTTTTTTGATTTTAATTGTTTAGTAGGGGTTTTAGTTTTATTCGTTGCACTTTTTCCTTTACCACTACTTAACATATGTTTTGCTGAGTATGTTGCTTTTAATGTATTTCCGGCTAAGCCGGTTGCATGTTCGATGGGTATACCAGTAGTGTTTGCGAATTTTTCGGCATGTTTAGTAATGCCTATGTTTTGAGCTAGTTGTTTATTTTGCATGTATGAGTTAGCGGAGCTAACTGCAGCTCCAGTTGGGTCTGCTTGTTGGGCGGTATAAGATGCACCAGTAGGAGTTGATGCTCCGCCCATTTTTCCGGCTAAAATAGGATTTAGTCCGGCGGCTTTCATATCGGCCATGCCTCTTTGATATGAAGTATTTGACATTTCTCGTTGAAATGCCATTTGTTTTGCTGTTGATATCCTTGTATTTTTGTTAGCACGCTTTGCAGCTTGTCTATTCAGATAAGCTCCAGCTATTGCTGATCCTATTGCTAACATTGCCATTAGAAATGATCTATCAGACCGGGAACGCCATAAGTTGGCATTGGTCTAGCACATTTTAATTTAAAGAACATGTCGAGGACAATGTTCGGATAATTGTTGACTGCGGTTACACGGTCAACGGGTGGGTTTTCCTCTATAAACGAAGCGTTTAATGCGGGTAGTGTTCCAAAGTCTTGGGCTAAATGCCATATGTCTAAGCTTTGGGCGAAGTTACTTCGCATTTGACCAGTTATATAACTAGGTCGGTATCTATATTCTGCATATCTTTCTTGGTAGCCGAATGAGAGATCATCGGTTGAAGTGCCTTGTGCAAATATTTCTTTATTTAATATTGCTTGTTCGCCTAAATGGGCGAGGGATGGCCAATAGAAGTCAAATTTAGTTTGACGACTGAAATGTCTTGGCAGTCCTTGTTGATATGTTAGATCGGCGAATACGTTTGCAAATCCTATTACTACTGAATGCTCAGTAAAGGATTTTGAAAATTTATGACCCATAAATCCGGTTGTTGCGTAACCTGATAGGTTTCCTTGAGGTGTTGTTGTATCTGTTGATGATGTTTGAGCTATAGGATCGACATTAATTCTGTCTTTTCCTCCTCCCAGATATTCTGGTCTTTGTAATCTAGCGTCTGGTGAAGTTACTCCAAAATGACTTTGGATTACTTCTGTGTATCTTGTTCCGCCTCTGGCGTCTTTTTCATAGAATCTTTGTATTTGAAAAGCTTCTCTGAGCTGGTTAATTGTAGCTGCAGTTGCTGTTGTTAAATCAGCATACATGGTAGCTGAACCAATAGGGGTTGTATAACCCCTCATAAAGTCGGAGTTATCATTGTTTATTAATGCTCTTAAATTACCACTTGTATCTTGTATATTTGGTATATTATTAGTATTTGTTGTTCCATCAAATACTATGTCTGATACTATTGGTGCAGATGTTCCCAGAGGTAACGATACTGCTTCGCCTTTTTGTGGCCAAGGTAAGGCTGAGGTAAAATAGTCATGCCTTTTACCTCTTTTTTGTAAAGTGTAGTTTGCAGGAGTGTCTGGGCCATCTCCTTTGTCGACAGTTAAACTGTCTTGTAGGTTTTCGTCTCTAAACCAATCATTCCAAATTAGATTGTATGCTCTGCCTGCTAAATTATTGAATGTTAAGGCTTTGTCTGTTGGTACTCCTAGATAGTCGTAT